AGTTGTTTCTGATTGTTCGCCGTGCCCGCATAGAGCGCGAAAAGCATGAGATGGCCAAGCGCGAGCACAGCATCACGATAGCCAAACTCAAAGCTGAACGTGAGAGGGCGGGCGAATGAACTGGAGAAATCGTATTGGCTTGCCAGCGATCGGTGCAGGAGCCATCGCGATTGCCGCTGCCACGGTTGGCTTTTTTGAAGGTAAGGATAACCAGGCGTATCACGATCCGGTAGGCGTAGTGACTATCTGCTACGGGCATACCGCGACTGCGCGCATCGGCCAGACCCATTCTGATGCAGAGTGCGAGGCACTGCTAAAGCAGGATCTTGGCAAGGCATTTGAAGCGGTTGATCGTCATGTATCGGTAGAACTTCCGCCAACGCGAGAAGCGGCACTGGCTTCGTTTGTTTATAACGTGGGCGAGGGTGCTTTTGCCCGTTCGACGCTATTACGCAGATTGAATGCAGGACAGGTAAGGGCGGCATGCGATGAACTCTTACGGTGGGTTCATGCCGGAGGGATTCGTCTTCAGGGGCTGGTGAATCGACGCCTTGCAGAGCGTGAGCTTTGCTTGATGGATCCTGACTCGGTGACCGAAACGGTGAGGGCTGAGTAATGCCTTTCTTGAAAATGTTGCGGTGGGTATCGGGGTGGCTATGGGCTGTGATCGCGTTGGTGATCGCAGCCTTTTTACTTTGGGGCCACATCCAGGGGCTGGGGGCTGAACGCGATGAAGCGATCGGGCAACTGGAAACGTCTCGCCTGGAGGTCGCTGTGCTTGAAAGTGCCCTTGAATGGCGGCGCGAACAAGCGTCACGCCAACTGCAGGCGCTAGAAGCACGGGAGGCTGAGCTGCAGCGCGTAAGAGCTGAGCATAGCCAGCAGTTGGGAGCACTAGATCAACTGGAGCAAACCGATGAAGAAACGGCTGATTGGGCTGGCGTTGCTGTTCCTGGTGCTGTTCGTGACTGGATGCGCCAACTCTCCGGAGAGGTTAACCGTACCGATCGTGATGACCCCGGAAGTACCGGGGTATCTGTTGAAGCCATTACCAGAACCAAAACGCCGGATTGAAAGCAATCGGGATTTGCTCCAACTGTTGGCCGATTATGAGTCGCTGCGTAAGCGGGCTAATGCTGACCGTAAGTCGCTGGAAAAATTATTCATTTTTAGCGGTGCGGCTTCGCTTTATTAGTAGTGCATGAGCTTTATGTTGCATACTCGATATCTAATTAAAAATTAGAAGAGAGGTGCGTGTGGATACTTATGGCGATGGCGGGGCAATTCACGGTGATATGTTGAATCAACGGTTGGCAAAAGCTGCATTGCCAATTCTGGTAAACATTGCTCAGGCTGGAGAAACCATCTTTTACAGTGAGTTGGCTGAGGAGCTAACACTTCTCAACTTACATGATAAACCAATCCACCACCGCCTCATTGGTAAGGTGGCAGGTTGCATTGCTGACGCTCTGATTGCCTTAAGTGATGAATGGGGCGAAATAATTCCCCCGATCTCAACGATCGTAGTAAACAAAGGTGATGATAGGCCAGGTATAGGAGTTGACTACTTTCTTGAGCAGTATTTTGACAAAAATGCTACCAAGGAAGATCGCCGCGATGAATTCGTGGAGATAGCTCGCAATTTGGTTTTTGACTACGGCAAATGGGATGAAGTACTTGAGGCTATCGGTGTTGATCCTGTCATATTAGACCGTGATGGCAAGCTTTCTTCCAAAGCTGCTGAAGGGTATGGGGGTGGGGAAGGTGAGGATCACCGACGCCTGAAGGAGTACGTACTACTTCACCCTGAATTAGTTACACAGTATGCCATCCAGGCCAGTGATCCAGAGCATCCACTGCCCTCCGCTGATGTCGTAGATGTTTATTTCCAGACTAGAAAATGCGTATTTGGTGTTGAGGTGAAGGGATTAAAATCAAGTGAAGCAGATATATTACGTGGAATTTATCAATGTCTTAAGTACAGAACCGTGATCGAAGCCAGGGAGTTAATACAAGGTACTCGCCGAAATGTTGAGGTTGTACTAATAATCGCCGGGGAGCTAACACCTAAACTAACGAGCATTAAAAATACGCTCGGGGTGACCGTCATTACGGGAATCATCCCCGACTGATTAACATTGAAGAGATATCACCAACCCCCGGCCTAGGCTGGGGGTTTTGCTTTTTAACGCTAGGTTCTTCCAGCTGGCCTCAGCGCTACACGGGGTCGCAGAGCCCCGGATTTCGTGCAGCTGTGAAGCCTCCTTGGCTTCCTTACTTTTAATCACATCAATAGGTTAGCCGCATGACGTCAGTTGAGCTGATCAACGTTTGCCAACAAGCGTTGCTGAATTGGCACGCTGACGGCTTGCCCGGGAAGGTTAACAAGCGGGCGTTATCCGAGCTGCTTGAAGTGTCTGAACGTTCACTAACTGACTGGCAGCAAAAAGGCATGCCCGTTGCAGTTTCTGCTGGACGGGGCGCTAGTAATGAATACGCACCTGCTGACGTAATCGCTTGGCTACTGAACCGTGCCAATGATACCAGCCGCGAATCCGCTAAGGATCGTCTGGATCGGCTACGCGGTGACCAGCTTGAACGCGAGATGCTGAAAGAAGATGAAGTGCTTGTCATGCCCGAAGACCTAAAGGTTGAGTATGACGCGCTTGTTGAAGCTGCCCGCGCTGAACTGCTTTTCAATATGCCCGACGCCCTCGCGGCAGAGCTAACCGCCATCTTGGGCGAAGAGGTGGATGTGTCGGTTATCCGCCGCCACGTTGAAGATGGGCTGACAACACTGAGCCATTATGACCGCAGCGACCAACTTGAAACCAGCGATGAGGAGAGCGCTGAAGCGTAATGCTGCCCGTTGGGCGCGGTCGTTGGCTAAAAAATGGGCGCCTCCTGAGAGAATCAGCACGCTTGAGTGGGCAAATAAGCACCGCTGGATGAGCGAAGTTGAAACCGCGCGCCCTGGTAAATACAGCATCCACGTTACACCAGCGCTGGCATTACCTGGTGGCCCGCTGGAGGCTATAGACGATCCCAATGTTGAAGAGGTGTGCTGCCAAAAATCTGCCCAGGTGGCGTGGACATCTGGCGTACTTGGTAACGCGTTAGCTCGATGGATCGATATCGACCCTTCACCCATCATCGGGCTGTTTCCGAAAGATGGCGCTGCCAAGGAGTACGTGGCAGAGAAGTTTGAGCCGATGGTGGAAGCCACGCCGCGGCTGCGTAACAAGATCGATCTGCGCTCACGGAAGCTGCAGCAACGTCAGCAGTTCAAGCGTTTCCCTGGCGGCTTCCTGAAACTAGTGGGCTCCAATTCGCCAGCATCGGTGAAATCCACACCAAGTCCACGTGGCTTTGTCGAAGAGCCGGATGACTGCAACCTGAACCTGAAAGGTCAGGGCGATTCGATTCTGTTGCTTAAAGAGCGCGGCAAAACCTATGGCCGTGGTCGCAAGAAATACATTGTCGGTGGCACCCCTACCATAGCGGGCGTTTCCTCCATTGAAGCGGAAATGCAGCTTAGCGATAAGCGCCGAGTGATGGTTCCTTGCCACCACTGCGGCGAGTCGCACGAACTGAGCTTCGACAACCTGGTTTGTCCGACCACTGCGGAAAAGCCACACCCTGTTTACGGTGCTTTTCGACCTGAGCAAACGGTGTATGCCTGCCCCCACTGTGGCAGTGAATGGAGTGATCGCGAGAAAAACGCCAATCTGCGCAAAGGGCGGTGGGTGGCAACGGCAGAGTTTCGTGGTGTGGCCGGGTACTACATGAATGAGCTGCTAAGCACCTTTCCTGATTCACGCTTCGCCAAGCTGATGGAAAAGTGGTTGTCGGCACAACATGCCGCTGAGCAGGGCGACTTCAGTGATCTGATTGTATTTACCAACAGTTCAATGGGGCTGACGTACCAGTTCAAAGGGGACGCGCCAGAAGTCGATGAGCTGAAAGGCAGAGCTGAAGCCTATGCAGAGAAAACGATCCCGCGCGGCGGCTTGCTGCTTACCGCTGGTATGGATGTTCAGCACGATCGCTTGGCGGTAGTCATTCGAGCTTGGGGCCGGGGTGAAGAAAGCTGGTTGATTTACTGGGGGGAGCTCTACGGCAACACCATGGATAAGGTGGATCCGGTATGGGATGAGCTCGACAAGCTTTTGACCACAGGCTTTGTGCACGAAAGTGGCGCTACCCTTCGCGTGACCGCTTCGGGAATCGACAGCTCTGATGGCCAGACCAGCGACGCGGTCTATCACTATGTACGCGCTCGCCAGCGCCACGGCGTGATGGCGGTCAAAGGGGCTTCAGTAAATAGTGAGAACCGCGAAATATTCAGCCGTCCAAAGGTCTCCGATGACACCAACCGGCAAAATACCAAGGCTGATAAATATGGTTTGAGGCCGTTTATCGTCGGTACCCACAAAGCCAAAGACCTGATCGACACGCGTATACGCCTGCAGGGCAGTGGCCCCGGCCGCATGCACTGGTATGAGGACGTTCGCCCTGACTACTGGGAACAGATCACCGCGGAAGTAAAAGCCCCACATCCACGCAATCCGCGTAAGCGCGTGTGGCAGAAGAAAGCGGGCAAGCCCAATGAGGCACTGGACTGCGAGGTTTACGCCTTGCATGCCGCCCGCAGCTGCCGAACGCACGTACTGCGCGCAAGTGACTGGGATCGCCTGGAGGCTGCGTTGACGCAAACCACGCTATTTGAAGCACCGGTAGAACAGCCGCAGCAACAGCCGCCAGCGCCGCGCCGCCGGGGTCGCCGTATGAGGAATCGAAGCGTATGACACAGCAAACGTACACCGAACGCCTGAGGTTGGTGCGCGAAGCCATTGATAAGATTCTCTCTGGCTCGCAAGCATGGCGCTTTGGCGATCGGCAATACACTCGTGCCGATCTCGGTACGCTCCAGCGCATGGAGACTCACTACGCGCGCCTGGCCGCAAAAGAACAAGCGGCATCGCGTGGCCGCAGCCGTATTCGCTATGTGGGGTTCTAAGCAATGGGCATCTTTAGAAATTTGGGGAATGCCCGTGCTCGTCTTGCTGAAACTCAGGCGGAACAGGCTACAGCAGAGCTGGAGCGGCTGAAGGCCAGCCAACCTACCAGCCGCGCCAATGTGGGCAGTGAGACACGCCATCGAGGTGCCAGCCGCATGCTGCGCAGCATGTTGAGCTGGATACCAGGCCTAGGCAGCCCACGGCAAGATAACCCGACTAGCGAGCGTGAAACGCTAATAAGCCGCTCGCGGGACGCCTATCGCAATCATATGCTGGGCCGGGCCGCTATCAGCCGCGCCGCCACCAACGTTGTCGGTATGGGGCTGACCGTTCGCCCGAACGTTGATGGTGCTGCTCTTGGTCTTAATGATGAGCAGACTGAGGCGCTGAACGACCAGCTTTCACGCGGGTTTCGTTTATGGGCAGAGAACCCCGCTGAATGTGATGCCGAGGCCACGCTGGATTTCTATATGCTGCAGCGGCTGGCGTTTGTCAGCGCTCTGGTCAGTGGTGATGTGTTCGGTTTTACCCCGATGGATCGCCGCCCCGGTGGCTTGTTTGATCTCAAACTACAACTGGTGGAAGCCGAGCGCGTTGGTAACCCACTGGCTGATCTTAATACCGCCAACGAAATCGACGGTGTGCGCGTGGACTCCCTTGGCAAACCTACCCATGTTCGGGTTTGCGATGGGTACCCAAGCGATTATCTGACCCGGCAAACGTGGGAATGGGTGCAGGTGTTCGGCGCTGAAACCGGGCGCCGCCGCATACTCCACCTGATGAACGAAAAGGATCGCCCTGGCCTGACGCGTGGTGTGCCGTATTTAGCACCGATTCTTGAAGCGCTGCAGAAGCTTGAGCGATTCAGTCAGGCAGAGCTGACCGCCGCCGTGATCAGTGCCATGTTTACCGTGGCCATCAAGCATGACAAAAGCGAGGATGAACCGGGCCTGGGTGGCGCAACGTTGTGGGATGAACAGAGCAACGACCCCAACAAGTCATCGCGGCCGGTGGTGCAGAGTGATCGAGACCATGAACCTGAAGGTGACAACCTGACGTTAGGTGAAGGGGCCGTATGGGATTTAGAAGAGGGCGCCGAGCCGGTACCGATCAGCCCTAACCGGCCTAATGCCCAATTCGACCCCTTCTTTGTAGCCGTGGTGAAAGAGATCGGTGCTGCACTGGATCAGCCAGCGGAAGTGCTTTTGATGCACTTCTCTACCAGTTACACGGCAGCGCGTGCCGCCTTTAACCAGCTATGGAAATTCGTTAAGCAACGCCGCCATCACTTAACTACGCAATGGTGCCAGCCTACCTATGATCTGGTGGTGGATGAAATGGTGGCGCGGGGCATGATCCACATGCCTGGCTATCGAGACCCGGCCAAGCGCCGCGCTTATACCCGCGCCCTGTGGATCGGTGAACCGCTTGGCTCATTGAATGAGCTTGTGGACGCCCGAGCCGCGACTGAACGCATCGCTAACGGTACTAGTAACGAAACGCTGGAAACCATGGCGCTGCACGGGGAGGACTGGCACGACGTTGCACAGGATCGTGCCCGAGAGATCAAGTGGAAGCGCGAAAATGGCGTGCCGCTATATGTGGGTGGAAAGGTGCAGGAGACTCCTGAAAAGGTAAGTGAAGAAAGTTTGTAGAAAAAACGAATGTATCGCTGTTATGACGTCGGTGCTTACTTTTTGGGTATATAGGAAGTAATGAAGCTGAACTTGCGCAACTTTTTAAGCTCCATTAATCTGTACTTTCACAGTACACTAAATACTGTAGTTTTTCGGTGGCATCTTAATGTGATGGGAATAACTACACACTGGCACACATACTGTATGTTGGTGAAAATAGGAGCAAAACCATGAAATCTCACTACAAGGTTCCGCGCGCTGTGCTTGCGGCTGGTAGTGTCATGGAGATCTGGCCAACTGGAGATTACTCGCAGCACATGCCGAAAGGTACCGCTCAGGATCGTATTGGCCAACATTGGGCCAATGCCGGATCTCATCTGTATAAAGCGGTAAGCGATTATCAAAAGCGGGTACAGCATGCCGGATCAACCTGAGAAAGATGAGGCAGTCGATAGCCATTCCGACGCTGATAGGCATGTTGAACTAGCAGAGGGTGAGCTTGAATCCGACTCCGAGATTGAACGCCTCGTTGCTAAGCTTGAGCGAGGCAGCCTTACTCAAGAGCAACAGCAAGAACTCTCTAGACATTTGCAAATCGAGCCAGCAAGAGAGCAGCACATACATCAGCGTGTCAGGCAAACAAGCTTCAGCGGCCCGTTGCCTCATCCAGATATCTTGAATCAGTTCGATGAAGAAACACGCCGAACTATCGTGCAGATGGCAGTCGATGATCAGAAACACGTTCATGAAATGAACAAAACAGGCCTTTCTGGAAGCATCCTGAAGGATCGTAGAGGCCAACTATGTGGTGTCACCATTGCGGTTGTGGGCTTGATTGCAGCAGTTCTAATCGCTCCCTACAGCGCCTTTGCCGCGGGAATTATTGGCACTCTTGATTTATTCGGCATGGTAGCGCTATTTGTAGCTCCTCGAGTACTAGAAGGACGGCGTAACAAGAAAGCCGTTGAGGATAGCGAGTCAGAAGATGATGAGTAGATAATCAAATCGTTCGTATTTAAAGCCCCGGCCTGACGGGGCTTTTGCTTTCTTATAACCCGCTTCGGCGGGTTTTTTTATGCCTGAAATTCAAGGAGCCACCTATGCCCCGCACTGCATTTGAGCTGGCGGCGTCACGCCCGTGGCTGATGACCGGCGATGCGCTGGATAGCTTGATGGCCGTCGCGAACCGTCAGGGAGATATCCAGGCGTTGGAAGCACGCCTGGGGCGCTCGCTGGACAATACACGCAACGTTTCGGTTCGTGATGGCGTGGCGGTAATCCCGGTGACCGGCCCGATCTTTCGTTACGCCAACCTGTTCACCGAAATCAGCGGTGCCACCAGTACCCAAGTACTCGCCACAGATATACAAACGGCGCTTGATGATCCGCAGGTGCGGGCCATCGTGATCAATGCCGATAGCCCCGGCGGAGAAGCCACCGGCATTAATGAACTGGCGGAGATGATCTATCAGGCCCGAGGGATCAAACCTATCAAAGCCTATGTTGGCGGGCAGGCCGCCAGTGCCATGTACTGGATTGCCAGCGCTGCCGATGAGGTGATCGTTGACGACACAGCCCAGCTGGGCAGCGTTGGCGTGGTACTGAGCCTGCTTAAGCGCGAAGACCGACCCGGCGAAAAGAGCTACGAGATTGTTTCCAGCAACGCGCCGAATAAGCGCCCTGATCTGGAAACCGAGGCAGGCCGTGCCCAGCTGCAAACGCGCACCGATGAGCTCGCTGATGTGTTTCTCGACAAGGTGGCACGCAATCGAAGCATTCCCTGTGAAGAGGTTAATGACCGTTTCCGCCAGGGCGGTATCGCCACTGGCGCTATCGCCGTGGAGGCCGGTATGGCCGACCGCCTCGGTTCACTAGAGGGCCTGATTGCTGAACTGGCGGGCTCCGTCTCAACACCCAGCACTAAAAGGAGCGTCATGATGACGACCGTTAAAACGACCGCTGAACTTCAGGCAGCCATCGAAGCGGGCACCGATCCAAAGACTATTCAGATTGCGGCTACCGAAACCGTGGATACCGAAAAGGTACGTGCTGAAGCGGCAGAGGCTGAACGCCAGCGCTGTATCGGCATTCAATCGCTGGCAGCACCAGGGTTTGAACAAGAAGTCGCGGCGGCGCTGGCCAATGGTGACAGCGTTGAGGCAACCGGTTTAACGCTTTTCAAAGCAGCTCAGGATCGCGGCATTTCGCTGACTGGCATGCAGCAAGACAGTACCGAGGCGCCCCCGGCAACGCCACCAAAAGGCGGCAAAGAAGCTGAAGACGAACAGCAAGCGGTGTCGGCAATTTCGCGCCGCTGGCAGACCAAGTAAGCCAAGCGCTTTATACGCGATAAGAGGAGACACCTATGTCGAGTGCGACACAAACCAACCATCCCCAAATGGCAATGATGGCGGGAGATTTCCCACGCCGTTACGCCACAGTCACCATCGCTGCAGGTGAAGTGCTGGCTGCTGGCAGCGTGCTTGGTGAGGTAACTGCCAGCGAAGAATTCAAACTCAGCGCCGCTGCAGCCGAGGACGGAAGCGAAAAGCCAAGTGTAGTGCTCTGGGAAGCGGTCGATGCTTCCGAGGGCACGGTGGGGGCTGAAGTTCAGCTTACCGGCGACCTACGTGCAGCGGCGTTGACGCTAGGAGAAGGGCACACCGTGGGCAGTGTCCGTAAAGCACTGCGGCCGCTCAGCCTGTTCGTGCACGACTAAGTCTAGCCGCGCTATCTATTTTCAATCATGGAGAATCCCATGGACTTATTTGCAACACGCACCATGCTGGCTGCTATCCGTCAAATGCAGCAAAGCCGCCGCTTCCTGGGCACCCTCTACTTCGGCGCTGAGCCGGTCACTGCGACCACCGAAAATGTTGATATCGACATTATCAAGGGCAACCGCAAGATGGCGCCCTTTGTGCGTCCTAACCGTCCCGGCAAAGTGGTTGATCGCTCGGGTAGCGTTATGCGCAGCTATAAGCCTGCCTACGTTAAACCGAAACTGGAAACCAGCGCTGGCCTATTATTGAACCAGCGTCAGCCGGGAGAGCATATCTATACGGGTCGCACACCACTTGAGCGCGCCGGAGACCAACTAGCCCGGGATATGGAAGATCTGGATGACCAGATCAACCGCCGCGAAGAGTGGATGATTGCCCAGGCGCTCACCACCGGCATGGTGGAGGTCAAAGGTGACGGTGTTGACGATATTGTCGATTACCAGATGGACGACGATAACTTGATCACAGAGGCCGTTCAGTGGTCGGAAGACACCGCCGATCCGGTTGCCGATCTACGCAAGTACAAGCGCCGCATTGCCAAGAAAACCGGCCGCACTGCGAATGCTAGTGTTATGAGCTCCGAGGCGGCTGATGCCTTCCTTGATAACGAATCGGTGATCAAGAAGCTGAATACGCGCCGCATCGACCTTGGCATGATCCGACCGGAAGAGCTGCCAGACGGTGTGACGTACCTTGGCTACCTAAATGATCCTGGTATGGATCTCTACGCCTACGAAGAGTGGTACCAACCTGATAAGGGCGAAGAAGCGCCAATGATTCCCGCTGGCGGGCTGATCGTTGGGCCAACTTCAACCCGCTGCTCAATGCTGTATGGCGCTATTCAGGATATGAAAGCACTGGAAGGTGGGCTATTCGATGTGGCTCGCTACCCGAAAAGCTGGCTGGAAGATGACCCCGGCGTTCGCTGGTTAATGATGCAATCAGCCCCGCTTCCAGGCTTCCACGAACCGGACGCGTTTATTTTCGCCAACGTGGCATAACCGACCCGCCTAATGATGCGGGTTTTTTTATGCCATTCATAAACTGGACAGGAGGCCATCATGGCCAAGCAATTTGTGGTGATTCGCGGGCAAATTGAAAAGGGCAAAGAGGTGCTGGCTAAACGTGGTCAGCCCTATAAGCCCAAGAATAAAGCCGAGGAGGATCGCTTGTTGAAGGTGGGCGTGATTGCGGAAGCTCCAGTGTCACAGAAAGCCCATGAGCCTGAATCAAACCCAGCACTCAACCAAGGCACAGGCGGTGAGTGATGAGCGTCTTTGAAGACGAAGTGCGGGAAGGCACGCGGGAAATACTGGAGGAAGCCGGTGATCCGGCTTCCTTCGCCGCTCTGAATGCTGATCCTGTTCCTGTCACTGTCATGCTCGATCGAGACGTGGAGCGCACAGTGGCAGGCATGCAAGGCGTCATCATGGAAGCCCGTACCGAACTAACCGGCTACAGCAGTGAGCTAGGTGAGGGCGCACGCGGCGATGTGGTGACACTAAACGGAAAGGGCTGGCGATTAGCCCAAAAGGCCCGCGACGAC